ACCACCCAGCTTGGTGTCACCCGCGAAGTGTTCTCGCTGGTGGGGAGTGGCACCGTGGTTCTTACTGCGATTGCGCTGGAAGCAGATGGCAGTTTCAAGCCATTCGTTTGGACCGAGACGCTCAAGAACGGCCAGAACGGGTTTGATTTTACCGCTATCAACGGTGAGAAGATCTGGGATCTGGACATCTTCTTAGGCCCCAACACCACTGTCAGCGCCTTCGAACACTACCGCATCGACGTGACGCCGAACGTCGGCGCTGTGCCGGAACTTTCGACCTGGCTTATGATGATCCTGGGTTTTGCTGGCATCGGAACGCTGGCAATGCGCCGCAAGGGGCAGCTTCGCCTGGCGTAACACTTCGCAAAGTAACACATGGCGACGTGGCAGTATTACATGATCGCCATGTGTCTTGCGGGGTTTCTGCTTGGCTGGATCGCTGGATGGATCTGGGACGAATATCGGGATCGTTAGTCCCGTCTGTTGCGGCACCTGGATATCTGCACCAGGTTGCGCGCCAGCCGCTTGCATTCCGCCTCGGCGTTGATGGCGTCGATTTCCGATTTGCTGTAGATGCCGATCGTCGGCTCGATCACCAGTGACTCACGCCGTTCGGTGATCAAACAGCCACCCAGCGGCAACGCCAGCATTCCCAGCAAGACGTATTTCATTCTCGCCTCCTACGGGTTGATGTTAAGTCTCCGCGTCATCACGTCCGTTACCTTCTCAAGCCGCGCCTTGTTCTCTGCAGTGGTCGCCTCCAAAACGGTCAGCCTGGCGTCGATCTTTTCCAGGTGTGGTGAGCCACGGATCTCCAGCGTGGACACCCGCGCTTCCAGGTTTACCATGTAGATGCCAAGGACCACCGCCTGGCCGATGAGCCCGATTGCCAGAGCCTGGTTATCCCTAAACCAGTTTCTAGCGCCATCGGTCATGTCGGCGGTCGCGTCTTGTTGATGAAGTCACCTACCGAAATCGGCCGCTGTCCCTCCAGCGCGCGGATGCGGTTTTCATGCTCAAACAGCAGCTCTTGCTCTGTGGTCGGCTGCGGCGGTACCGGCCCCGGTGGCACGTAGGGATTGGGCACGCTATTTTCCAACAGCACCGTTGGAAACCCTCCTGGCTTCAGTTCCAAAAAATGTGGCATGATAGCATCCCGATTTCATCCGATAATGTTGCAGCAGATATAGTCCGATTGCGTCGGGTCAGTCAGAGCATTGTTGTACATGGAAAACACCGTGAACGATGTCGTTGTAATGTTATGGACGCCGGTGGCCATAGTATATCCTGTTGATCCGAGGCCCGTCGTTATATTGACAACGTAATTGGTGTTGGCCATCGCTGGCGACAGGTTCACCGTCCACTGTCCCGGCCCGACGCGCACCACGGACGACACGCCGTAAGCCGCGCCAAGCGTGCCCGCACTATTCCATTTGCCCCACGCCTTGATCGACGCCGGATGCCCGGTAGATACCAGCGTGCCGGTCTGCGTTGGTGTGGTCAGAACCGGAGCGCCAGCAACCGTCGGCGTCAGAATAGTTGCCGCCCCGCTGGTCTGCCCCTTCAAGACCAGAACGCCAAACGAAACGCCGGGTTCGCCGAGAACAATCTGCTGCGCCGTTGCCGCCTCTAATGGATTCTGAAACCAGGTGCTGGCATCCATCATGACGGTTGCCGCGGACGTGTTGGTGTTTGAAATGCAGGGACGCGATGCGCTTGCCACATAGCCGGCGCCGGATCGAAACGTGCACCCGCTCAATTTATACCGCGATATGGCGGTGCCGGATATTGCAATATCGTTTGTCGGGTAGCCCACCGTCGTTCGTTCGAATGAAACACTTTCGAACAACACCGACGACATTGACGATGCGTCGGTTTGAGAAGATGCAAACTGTGCCACCCCCCGATTGCCTTCGAACACCATTCCAGAAAACAACAGCGTTCCGTAATTACCGGCCGCCCCGCTATTGACGATAGCAAAACCAAAGTTACCGGCACCGCCGCCCTGCACCCCATTATACTGGATCGAACCACCAACCCAATTGAGCGCGCCAGCATTCGTCATTTGCACGCCGAAATTTACATTGCCGGCGACAATGGTATTAAGAAACGTCATTGAGTTGGGCTGCGTTATCCCCGTCGTGGGATGAGGCGCATTAAAAATCATTCCGGAAAGATTATAGCTAAATGTGCAATCCTGAAAACTGGCTTGCTCTACATCGGTTGCATCAAAACCGACTCCCATCACTTCAATGATGACGTTGCGCAAACTCATATAGGCCGACACTGTCACCTGCAATCCGATACTGCCTACGACTTGGTTGCCGGTAATCCGCATGTCTCGCATCTGAAAGAAGTTCTCGATGCCGGGATTGACGCCCTGATACTTGATGACGGCGCCAGCCAGCGTAGTGTTTTTAATCGTGCTACGGCCCGGTCCCGCGCCCACCAGTTGAATAACCTGCTGCAATCGCGTTGATATCCCGCGCACATCGATGTTAAGAGTGGCGACAGTCTTGTAATTGACCGAGGCTGGCGGGAAATAGATCGTCCCGCCGCCCGCGGCAATCGCTGCGTTGATTGCCGCCTGGATAAATGGCGTGTCGTCGGTAGTGCCATCGCCGGTCGCGCCGAAGTCCATTACGGAGAATATTTCCCGCACCTTGTTCTGCATCGTGCGCGTGACCGCACCCGTGCCATCTTGCACAAACGACGGTGCAGTAATCGGCGTCCACGCCAAACTCTGACGGCCGTATTGGGTGCCATTATTTGGAGCTTCTGTCACACCGGAAATCCCGGCTGACGGCACCCACGCACCACCCGTTTTTACCCACCATTGGCCAGTCGATGGTTTGAACGCTAACTGTCCCTCGTCGCCATAAGATGGATCAGGTACGGTTTCAGCAGACCCCAGAATAAACGGAAGGCCATCGACATGCAGTTTTTCCAGCATGTCGCCGACATCTTCAGCCGCAGCCACGCCGACAACCCGGCCGACATAGTTCTGATAGATCACATGGGCTACGTTGGTTTTTACTGTTCCCTGCCACGGCGCGATTTTCAGATGTGTACTGTCGGTGACTTCTGTAATCAGCACCTCGGCCAGGCCGCCGATCGAGATGAAATCGCCCTGCTTGGCGTTGGTGCCGGTCCAGCTTCCGCCGGTCAGCGTCACCACGGTGCCGCCCGCGGCAACCGATACCGTACCTGTTTGATAAGTTGGCAAAGCCATTGCTAGAGCCTTTCGCGCAGTGTGGTGATAGGGTCGACGCCATCGGGCGGCATCGACCAGTCGTTGATCATGTCGGCGACATCGCCACTGAGTTTGCGCAACATCTGCCGATAGTCGATCCACTCTCGACGTTCGTTGCCGTGGTGCGGATAGTCATCCAGCATGAACGGGTCTGTGCGCTGTAGCTCAAAAAACACCGCGGACATGACTTCGGCAAGCGTCGGCAAGCGAGACAGCCGCTTTTCCTCGGCGGTCTTTTCCACCACGGCGTTTGCAGCAACATCGAACCTTTCGATCAGCGGTTCCGGCTGAAACGGCTCGTCGAATACCGCCAGGCTCATGCCGTCAGGCGCCACCGGATCGAACGATGTCGTCCACCCCATGATTTCGCCGTCCGATGAGCGGTAGTAGATGGCAAAATTCACCGCTTGCCCGCCATTGCCCACAGCGTCCGACCAGTCAGAAAGGCTGTCGTGGCCGAAACCGCCGAGTAAACGACGCTTACCGGGATATTGTGAACGCCCCCGCCAGCCGTAAAAGTGTAGGAACCGCTAACCGCCAGGAAGTCGGCGTTGCTCTGCCTTATCACCAGGTGGTGAATTTCCACGCCATCGATAAACAGGCCCGTGTCACACGATGCGCCAGTGCCCCCGAAGGCCCAGTTCGAAGTGAAGCCAGCAATGACGGTGATCGGCTTGCCCGCCAAACCGGCGGTGTCGATCGTCAGGTTGACGGAACTAACGGTGGCGCTGGTAACAGGCGAGGTGATGATATCGCCGCGGGTTTCCGCCACCGGCACTGTAACGGCATAATCGCCGATCGACAGCGACTTGACGGACAACGCGCCGATCTTGCCGCTGTCGGATGTGATGGTGCCGGCCAGAAGCCGGTCGGCTTGAATGTTGTTGGCCTTGAGCCGTGTGGTGTCGATAGTTTCAGCTTCGATCTCCGTTGCGGTAATCGAACCGGCGACGATCTTGGTGCCGGCGATGGTGCCGGTGGCGTACATGTCGCCGCGGATCGCGGTTTTGGGTGTGCCGTCGACATTCGCCACCGTGAAGATCGGCACCGGTGCGCCGCCGCTGACACCAGGCGATGCCACCTGAAACTTTTCGGTGGTAAAGGTGGTGGACGAAACCCCCGGCCCGCCATTGATCAGTTCGAACCCGGTGGCGTAGCCGTTGACATCGAGCGTGACGGAATATTGCGCGGCGCCCCAGCTCTCGATATTAGCGACCGCCATGCTAACGGTATAGACCGACGAATAGGTCGGGCCGAACTTTGCATCAACGCCCTCGATGACTTCGGCCATCGCGGTGTCGGCATCGACTGCGACGTTTTCAACACGGGATATTTCCGCAAACGCCGCATCAGAGCGCGCCGATAGTTGATAGCGCACTTCCTTCTGATCGAGCCAGTTGCGCTGCCCCATCGTCGCCGTCACCGTCGACAGCCGCTGCTCGACCTCGGCCAGCCGATCACTGAGGTAGTCAATCACGGTAGTGGCTTGCACCGTGATCCATGCCGGAATATCGACCGTCGGTTCATCAGGCGTCACCACCGGGAGCCAATCCGACCACAGCATTTCCCGTGGTGCCGAGGGAAGATACTGGCCGCGCACTTGATAGGCGGTTAGCGGGATCAAGCCTTGGCTGATCAGAAGCGCACCGGCGGCAAGTTGATCGGTGCGGCCACGGGTGACGTGCGATAAATCCGCGGTCAGCCGCACCTCGTACTGGATGCCGACCACGCCAGGCAACGAGCCGTCCCACGATATCCTGATAGCAACGCGGCGCCCGAGTCCGTCGGCGTCATAAAGAACGGTGCCCTCGGCATACCAGTCGACCACGCCCTGCGGCTGCGGTCGCGGGAACGTCGTAACACCGGTGGAGACGCCGGTGTAGTCAACGACATGATCCCAGTCGTAATCGGACGGATCTATCTCGGTGACGTTAAGCACCACGTCGAGGTTGCCGCGATCGACCGCGCTGTCGACCCTGAACAACTTGTCGACGTAACCGTTGCGCAGTGAATTCCAGCTGCCGACATCGCCGGGTTCGACCACCCAATAGGTCGGCGGGAACGGCAGCACATGGGTGCGCGCCCGCTGCGCTTCCTCAATGCCGGATTTCTGCAGCCTTTGCACCTGGGCGCGATACGGCACAAACGCAAATTGCGGGTTCGCCATCAGCCGGCGGTTGCCGTCGCGGACTTCCAGGTCGGTGCGGTACAGCGCCGGCGCGGTGGCAATTTCCCAACCCTGCGCCGGATCGGGATAGGTGCCCTGGATGCCGTTGATGCTGTCGGCCAGTCCAAAGAACGGCCGATAAACCTGTTGCTCCGAACTCAACAGATCGGCGTCGGTCCAGGCGAATGTTGCGCTGTCCGGGGAGCCTAAGTGGATCTTATAAAACCCGCCGATTTCCGACAGCCGGCCCTGGCACGCCGTCAGCAATGCCTCGATGGCGTCGGCTGGCCGGGCGTCGACCTGGATCTGGCCGCCGGCGCGATAGGTTGGCTCCATCCCGGTTTCGCCGAGGATACCGGCGCGGCATTTTGCGATCTGCGCGTTCCAGTTGGCGGCCGGTAGCCGAGCCGGCCCGGTCATGTTCTGCAGGCCGTACAGCCAACTGCCGTTGTAGCGGATGCCGCGCAGGATGTTGTACGCCTGCACTGCTGGAAGCTGGTCGCCGTCGCCGCCCCAGGTGTTAGGATCGGAATAGCGGTGCGACCCGCTGCCGCCGTTGGTGCTGTCATAGGAGGGGTCGTAAAGCGGGATGCCGCTCAAGACGAACTTGAATGTCGGAAAACCAGAGAACAGTTTTTCCTCGACCAGAGAAGTGACGATCACATAGCAAATGCCGGTGCCGATGCGATTGATGGTGTAGGGCCGATCGCCCGACGATACCCGTCCCGTCAGGAACGGATCGGCTGCGGTCTGGGTGCCGTTGTAATACTTGACCCAGAGATGGTCGGCGCCGTCTTTGTAATACTGATCGACGGCAGTGCCGAATTCGCCGGTGCGCCCCGACAGCGTGCATCGCTCGCCCTGCACCCACACCTCAAGCAGCTGCTCGCGCGGCATGTCGGATACCGCAATCACCTGCGTCAGATAGGCGTTCGGCGTCTCGCCGACGAAACCCCAATAGTTGGCATAGGTCAGCGATCCTGCGCTGACATGGGTGCCGATGCCGAACGAGCGTGGGATGGCGCCGCCGGCCGACAACTGGCCATCAACGCCGAAAGTCGATCTGTCGGCCGGCGCGGCCTCGGTGCCCGACAATGCCTGCGCCACATAGTTCAGGCCGATTGACGCGGCGATGCCGAGGCCAGCGGCGATCCACGGAATAGCGGCAGCGGTTCCAAGGAATGTTCCGGCCAGTAATGTACTGCCGGCGATCCAACCGGCAATGGTGGTAAAGATTGCCACTACATTGCTTTCAGAAAATGGCGCTCGGCGACATGGTAGCCGCGGCGCTGATAGAGTTTGCCTACGTCTGGATCTTCGCCCATGCCGGCCATGCCCGTGAACTGGCAGCCCTGGTCGCGCGCCCACATCTCATAGCCGTTGAGCATCTTGACGGCGCCGAGCCCGCGATAGTCCGGTTCGATCCACCACACGGTTTCGCGCGCGATCTTGACCGGCCCGAACGGATGGTCACTAGCCACCGCCATCAGCACACCCTGCGCGGTGCCCTCGACATCGTGCAGCAGGCACAAGTGCCGCGGCATCAGGTGCATTATAAACAGCCGCTCGGCATAGGCCGGATCGAACGGAAAATGAAACCCGCCATCGCGGTCGAACCCGGCGCCGATGCGAGAATGCTCAAGCAGCGTAATCACCCGCGCCTTGTCGCCGATCTCGGCGCTGCGGATCATTTTTTATTTCTTCCGTAGTATAGCCACCACTCGACACCGCCTGTCCTGAACTCGCCGCCTTCGCGACCCCAGAATTGCTGCCAGGTGCCGACCACCGCGGCGTCGACGAAGAAATCATCGGCGGGATTGCGCAGCCGCTGCGAGGCGTCGGAACGGGTGTCGGGATTGGTGCGGGTGAGTTCTGACGTGTTCGACGTGCAGGTCAGCGTCACGTCGCCGCTCTCGTTCTCGCGCGGCGTCGTGATCGGTGCCTCGTCGATGGTGCCGATAAAGCGTGGCTCGGCCGGCGCCACCATCTGGCGGCTTTCGGGATCGAACAACCCGCGATAGACCTCGACCCGACCCTGCTTGCAGTCGTAGCCCCGCACAAGGTTGTTGACCCGGTCGGCCACCTGCGACAGCGTCACGGTGATGTTCTGTACCGTGATGTTCGACACCAGCGGGATGTCGGAAATCTGGATCAGCGAACCGGCGCCGGCCCAGGTGCGGGTGCCAACGCCGCCGGTGTCGGGATCGATATATTGCGCGGTGATGTCGCCTACATCGCTCCAGTAGCCGTCGGTCACCGTGGCACCGGTGGTCCGATCGCGCACCACGAACCAGATGAAGTCGCGCGGCATCAGTTGCCGCTGTTGCAGCGCGGTCCAGTTGCCAGCGGATATGTCCCTCACAGCCGAGCTTCCATCGCCGAGAAGCTGACCGATCCCCAGCCGTTGATCTGCGCATCCGATGCGATCGACCCCGGCACGATCGCCATCAGGCAGGCCGGCTGTTTGACCGACACCGCGGCGCCGGCCGTGCGGGCCGGCCAGATGTGCGGCCGCACCTCGAACTGTACTGTTGCGGCCCGCCCCTCGGCCCTCAGAGCGCCATCCCAGGCGCCATCGGTCACCGTCAGGAATTGGCCAACCTGGGTTGTCCCGAGGATCTGCGGCAGCGCCGTATTGACTGGCGGTAGCGGTGCCGCACCGTCCGCGGTGGCGGCTTCCATGACCTGATGCAGATCGCCGTCGATGGAAAGATAATCGCCGACCGACAGCTTGAACGCATTCGGCAAGCCCGACAGGCTGATAGCCTTCCGGTTAGGGCTGATCGACGCCAACGTGGCGGTTCCGCTAAAGCCCGCGCCGGTGTACCAGCTTCCGTTCGGGTACGCCTGCGGGAAGCACCTCGACATGGGATAGGCCCAGAACGTCTGCAGGCCGTTCTCCAGTGCCGTCAGCCGCGCGCGCCAATGATCCAGTTGGTTCGGCGACAGCTGCTTGGTGGTGGCCCGCAGCGTCCACAGCGGCGCCCCCATGTCCTTGACCAGCACCCGGCCCGATGCCTGGGTCGATTGCTCCTGGCGCCAGTGCAGCGAAAAACCCGTAGTCCAGCCGGGGAACCCCGGTAGCAGGTTAACCGGATAAGTGATGCTCATGCCGGCTGCCCCGCGATATAGGCGTCGGCTTCCTCGCGGGTTTCGCAGACCGCCACTACACGCCCCCGATCGTCCATTACCCGAAACCAGCGCAGCCAGACCACGACGCTCATACCCCCGGCACCCGGCCGCGCCTGGCCTGCTGGATGGTGGCGACGGTGCGGGAAGCGAACATGGCGCGGTCCTGCTCGATGATCTGCGCCAGCCGCGCCACCGCCTCGACGGATGCGCCGCGGGCGTCGATCGCCGGCGCATAGGTAATGGAACCGCCGCCACTCATGCCGCCGCGCAGCACGTCGTTCGGGATCACCTGGCTGCCGCGCGGCAGGTTGACCAGTTCCGGCCCGCGCTCGCCGACCATTGCCAGACCGCCCGGCGCGTAGTCGGTGCCGCCGGCAAAGGCACCCGGCTTGAACGAGTTGAATAGCCCCGTGATGGTCGAGTTGATGGCCGCCCGTGCAAGGGTTTTCAGCAGGCTGGACAGCACCTCGTTAAGTTTTTTGCCCTCGATGATGGCGTCGGCAAACGCTGTTGATACCGCCGAGCCGAAGGTGTCGTAGGCTTCATTGATCCGCTGCAGTTGCTGCTGCGCCTTGGCGTTTTCCAAGGTGGCGCGCGACATGGCAGCGGCCTGCGCGTCGATCTTCTTTCTCAGTTCCTCGCTGATGGGAACGGCCGCGCCTTCGGCAAGATTGAGCCGACGCCGCTCGCCTTCCATCAGTTGCGCTTCGGCGCGCGCCGCGGCCTGTGCGCCGACGTTCTGGAACATTGTTTTGGTCTGGGCGTCGAGCAGTGCAATGTTCTTGGTGATCTGATCGTTGGCGCGCTGGAATTCGTCGGTCTGTTTGGCTGTGCCGCCGGCGACTTTGTCCTTTAGGGGAATGACCGTGGTGTTTTTGCCTGTTACACCTGTCGCGCTCGCCCCTGCTTGCGGAGGCAACGCACCAAAACGCTCGGCAAACGACGCCGGCTTATCTGTGCCACCAACACCTAACGCACCCTTGATTTGTTCGATTTCGCGGATTGTGTTGGTGATACCTCGCCCCAGGTCGGCCTTAATCCAACTCCATGCGCTTTGCATATAACTGTCGAATTTTTTGGCTTCCTCCACCATCTTTTCCAGCGGTGGCGCCGTTGCAGCCGCAGCGGCCTGCATTGATGTCAGCGAAACGCCAGCCTTGCCCAGCGATAAGGCCATATCCTCGGATAGACCCGCTAACCTTCCCACCTCGATCTTATCAACGCCCTTGCCTGTGTCCTGGATCAGTGTCGCAACGACTTGCATGGTTTGCGCCAGCGTCATCGTTTCCCGATTGATGCCCTGCATCGCCTCTGATGCGGAGTTGGCGTCAAGCAGTCTTGACAACGAATTGGTATCGCCGCGCTGCATCTCGGACAACAGGTTGGCTAGCGTCCGCATGCCCTTCGCAGCGTTATCGATGCTAGCGCCGCCCTCTTTGGCAGCCTCCTGAAACGCCCATATGTCTCTGAGGCTCATTCCGAGAATGGCGGCTTCTTTTCCAACCATGATAAATCGGTCGTAGAATTCTGTCAGTGCCTTAGTCGCAGTCTCGATGCCTTTCGAGACAGCATTGGAAAACAGGTTGCCCAGAAACGACGCATTGACCTGCGGGTTCATCTTCGAGAACTTGTTCTCGATGTCGCCGACAGCCTTCTCGGCCATGATGCCGGCCTTCTGCATATCCTTTTCAAACTTGGTCAGCTGCGCGGATAGCGCGACAACTAACGCTGCGGTGTCTGCCATGATTTACTCTGCCGAATATTTCTTGATGTTTT